AAGAACGCTGTTTTGCCCTATTTGAGCGACTTGATGAGGAAAAGTAACATCTATGCCCATATTGTTGATTTAACGCATGGGAATAGGAAAAAAGCAGATAGAATTATCTGGGCATTGCAAGGAAGGTTTGAACATGGCAGAATCACGCTCAATTCAGAAGAGAATTGGGATGAGTTTGTTGACCAACTTCTAATGTTTCCCGCACAGGGGGTTCACGATGATCTGCCTGATGCGCTTAGTTATATAGACCAGCTCGCCGTTACCTCATACTTTGAGGAAGACGATACCGATGATTGGCAGCCTGTGGACATAATATCGGGGGTTTGAGCATGGAATTTCAAGAGCCAACAGAATCTGATAAAGAACTCGTAGCGTTTGTTGTAAACCATTGTGATCGTTGGAGAGACTATCGCAATACCAATTATCTGGATGACTGGTTGGAATATGAGCGCATCTTTACTGGTGAATGGGCTGCTGAAGATAAAACCCGTGATTCCGAAAGAAGCCGAATTGTCACTCCCGCTACCCAACAGGCTGTAGAAACCCGTCATGCAGAGATCATTGAGGCCATCTTTGGTCAAGGTGAGTTCTTTGACATTCAAGACGATATTCGTGATGTAAACAACAATCCATTGGATGTAGCCGCTATCAAGGCTCAACTGATGGAAGACTTCAAGATAGACAAGATTCGCAAGTCCATTGACCAGATTGAGTTGATGGCTGAAATCTATGGTACTGGCATTGGTGAAGTCATTGTTAAAACAGAGAAAATCTTTGTTCCTGCTACCCAAGCAATACCTGGTCAAGTCGGTCAAGCCGCTATTGGTGTGATTGAAAAGGACAGGATTGCAGTCAAGATTGTTCCTGTTAACCCTAAGAACTTCTTGTTTGACCCCAATGGGACTTCTATTGAAGACTGTATGGGTGTGGCTATTGAGAAGTATGTCTCTATCCACAAGATTGTTAGAGGCCAAGAAGAAGGCATCTATCGCAAGGTAGAAGTTGGTACTGATTCTGAAGACTCTGACTTAGAGCCTACCCAAGAGGTTAGCCAATACCAAGACGACAAAGTTAAGCTATTAACCTACTATGGCTTAGTTCCACGAGAGTATCTTGACCAACTTGAGGATGAGTCAGAAGTTGAAGATTTGTTCCCTGAAGACTCTGTTCAAGACGAGTATTCCGATCTGGTAGAGGCTATTGTTGTTATTGCTAATGACAATGTGCTTCTCAAAGCAGAAAAGAACCCTTACATGATGAAAGATAGGCCAATTCTGGCTTATCAAGACGATACAGTCCCTAATCGTTTGTTGGGTCGTGGTACTGTAGAGAAGGCTTATAACTCTCAGAAGGCTATTGACGCACAGATTCGTTCACATTTGGACTCTCTGGCACTCACCACAAGCCCTATGATGGCTATGGATGCCACTAGACTACCTAGAGGTGCTAAGTTTGAGGTAAAGCCAGGCAAGGCAATCCTGACAAACGGCAATCCATCAGAGATTTTGTTCCCCTTCAAGTTCGGAAATACCGATTCTGGGAACATTACTACTGCCAAAGAGTTCGAGAGAATGCTACTTCAGGCTACTGGAACACTAGATTCACAAGGAATGGTGTCCAATGTGTCTAGGGATGCGAATCAGGGTGGTATTTCGATGGCTGTTGCCTCGATTATCAAGAAATACAAGCGTACATTAGTGAACTTCCAAGAAGATTTCTTGATTCCGTTCATCAATAAGGCGGCTTTCCGCTATATGCAGTTTGACCCAGAGCGTTATCCTACTGTGGACATGAAGTTCATACCGACTGCGGCTTTGGGCATCATTGCTCGTGAGCATGAACAACAACAGTTCATTTCCTTACTCCAGACACTTGGCCCTAATACACCTGTTTTGCCTGTGATTCTCAAGGGAATCATGGCTAATTCTTCTTTGTCTAACAGATATGAGTTGATTCAGATGTTGGATGAGATGAGCAAGCCTGATCCACAAGCACAGCAGATGCAACAAGCACAGGCTCAGTTGGCTATGCAAGCGGCACAGGCTCAGATTGCTGTTCAGACTACTCAAGCAGAGCAAAATCGTGCTGAAGCTCAGAAGTTGTTGACTGAAACACAGTTAATGCCTATGGAACTTCAAGCTAAGAGCATGGCAGCGAACACCAAGAATCTTCCAAATGATGCTGATTTAGCCTCTAAGGAGTTTGATAAACGGGTTAAGATTGCTGACCTAATGCTCAAAGAAGCTGACATTAAGAACAAGTCTAAGATTGTTGAATTGCAGATGGCAGATAAACTTAATGCCCAAAACAAGGTAAAACAAGACTTCTTGACTAAACTTACAGATGGATTAAGAAATGGCTAGTATCAAAGAGTTAATCCAAAGCATTGAGTCGGGAGATTCGTCTTTTGATGAAAAACTAGCCGCCATCAATCAGATGGAAGAAACTCTCATTGCGATGCGAAACAATGAGGAACAAGCCGTTAATGACAATGTTGAGTTGATTGTCGAAGCCATCAAGGTGATGGAAAAGAAGGTCAATGACCAACTAGAGATTGCAAAGTCTATTGTTCCTGAAAAAGGTGACAAAGGAGACAGAGGTATTGATGGAGCGCCTGGTCGAGATGGTGTTAATGGCAGAGATGGTCGTGATGGCAAAGATGGTCAGAATGGACAAGATGGTGCAGATGGTGTATCTGTAACTGATGCAAAGATTGACTTTGATGGTTCATTGATTATCACTTTGTCTACTGGAAGAGAGATCAATGTTGGTGAAGTAGTTGCTAGTGATTTAGCTGAAAAGATTAAAGTCATTAGTACTATGTCTACCAATACAGCAATTGCTGACATTACTGGTGGAACGATTGACAACACAGTCATAGGTGGCACAACCCCTGCGGCTGGTACGTTTACTACGCTTACAGCAACGGGTCAAATATATCAAAACAATTTGTCCATGCTTGGCATGGCGCTCATAATGGCATAAATATATGGCAACAACACTCAAAAGCTATCCAACAGCCAATGTGGGCGTAACAGCCACAACGGTCTACAACCCAACTACCTCTGGTATTCAGTCTACGGTAATTGGTATGACGCTAGCCAATACAACAACAAGCCCTGTTACTGCAAGTGTTACCGTGACTTCAGGAGCAACGACAATTTATATTATTAAAAACGTTACATTACCCGTTGGTAATGCTTTGAGCGTTCTTGGGGACGGCAAGTTTATTGTTGAACAAAACGATGTTGTTCAAATTCAAAGTTCCGCGGCCAGTTCTGTTGACGTTTTAGTGTCAGTTGTGGAGGTTGTGTAATGTCTTTTATTTCAGATAACAATTTAGTAACTCAACCACAAAATGTGGATACAGAATTCCGTGAGTCCTTTGAGACTTACAATACGACCACGGTTTGGTCGCAAACAACAGGTACTGGCGATATTGTTCAACTTGATGGCAACGCTGCGTCAGCAAGCTATTTAGTTATTTCTAAAAACCCACTGACTGCAACAACTGAAACAACAGTAACAACTCAAGCTAGTTTTACTGGGCCATTTGAGACAATGGTTGGTTTGTCTATGTCTCAACGCGTATTGGGACAAGAAACATCAATTGAACTTGTCAGTACAGATGCCCCAACTCCGCCAATTCCTGATATTGCAATTTCCAGCATTACACAGGCTACAACAACATTAACAGTTGTTACAGCTACGGCACACGGCCTATCTGTTGGTCAACGCATAGGTATTTACGGGGTAACATCTGACAGCCGTTTTAACTACCCAGCGGTTGTTGTGGCAGCAATTGTTAGTACAACTTCGTTTACTGTTACGGCTGGGCCAGCAGGAACTATCGCATCTGTTACAGCAGGCCCATACACCAACCAAGGTTATGTGTACTACAGGCCTGCTCTTGGATACGCCCAAGAGGGGATGTCTGAAGTATTTGAAAACTCTTCCGCAACAAATGCATCGTTGTATGTGCGTTCGGATACGGGCGATGTATTTCCAGGTGGTACTGTTGCAGGTAACCATTCAACAACTATTGGCACAACTTCTTCTGTAGCCCTAGCTACAGCCGCATATACCTACGCATTTATTCCAACAAGCGAATATAAATTTTTACTGCAATCCGATAAAGCGCAGTTCTTTGATGCGTCAGTTGATACTGTTAACCAACCAACTGCTCGTTTAAATAGGACATCTGTAGTCCCCTCAATTACAAAAACGTACAAGTTACGTTTTCGTTGCACAAATAACGCAGGACTGCCTATTCCAAACGGAAAAATTACATCTGCAGCAAAGTCTGGAACAACAACAACCACAATTACTACGGAAACAGCGCATGGTTTAACAACGGGCGATTGGGTAACTGTTTATGGTATTGGCAATTCAACCGACTTTCCAAACGTCACTACCGCAGTCCAAGTATTGTCAACACCAACAACAACAACGTTTACAATAATTATTGCTGGTGCAGTAACCGCTACGTCTGCGGGAGGATTAGTCTCACGTCAACAAGGCTCGCAATCACTCCAAGGTATCCAAACCACCGTTGCCGCCGTAGCATCTAGTACAGCCACCCAACTCACCTTGACTGGTAGCGGATCATGGACTTTAGTGATTGG